TTCACCAGGACCAGGACCAGCAACTTCACCAGGACCAGGACCAGGACCAGGACCAGGACCAGGACCAGGACCAGGACCAGGACCAGCAGCAACAACATTGGCAAGTGATCAAGATAAGGAGCTTGTGGATAAACCGTCAGCGGTAGTACCAACAGTAGCAGCGGATACACCAGCACTAACAAAAGCTTATGTATTAGCACCAACAACAGCACCAGTAACAGCAACGAAAGCGGCACACGAGGAAGCAGAGCGGCTTCAAATGATGCATGAGGATGCCGCGATTAAAGCTATAGAGGAAAAAAAAGAAAGTTTGTTATTCAACCTGAACAAAATAACAGATTATTTAAAAATAGAGATTAACGAATTAACAAAATCAACGACACTAGAAGTAATTAACGTTCCTTCCGATAAATATAACAAAAATAAAATAGTCATAGATAATTACATAACTCAAATTAACAACAATGAAATAGATATCATTTTTCAAACAGTCCAATTAGTAGAGCCATGTAAAAAGTTTATGGAATCCGCAATCGAGTTATATTTCATGTTAAGTTTATACACAGGTACTTCTGAAATACCTAATTCAACAGTATTAACTAAATATACGCTAATCGTAGCCAAACTCCAAGAGCTTAAAAACCAAAAAAGCGACCATACAACGTTTTATATAGACGTTAATGAATTTGATAAAGTAATTATAGAGTGGTACAATCTTATGGATATAATTGATAGTTTTAAAAAAAAAGATAAAACTGTAGAAGATGTACTAGCAGGAGTAGTAGAAACACTAGAAGAAATACTAGGAGAAGAAGATATTAATTCAGTTAACACAATTGACACAGTTACCACAGATACGTCTCCCGATCCAAAACTCAACGGCATGAAGTCACTTTTCAAAAAAGCATAATAATACAGTATAAAACTCTAAAATTTATAGCCCCATACATTAGAAGATGACGTGTAGAATTTATGATTTAGTCAAAGATTTACTGTTTCCTACCGTTGCCGATATCGATGCCCAAAAATACGAACTCGCCATAAAGCAAACGCCTCGCATCGTATACGATTCAGCCGGTAACATAATACAGGCTACCAACCCAAAACCACCTAGTCGAAAAGGAAAAACGACTACAAAGAATAAACACAAGCCCGTCAACCCTGGGAAAAAAAGCAACCTCTCAAGGGCCATTGAAAAAGCGGGACGCCGACGACGTAAGATTGCCATGGGCGAAACTGCGGGCGACTTCATAGGCGATTTTAGCAGCAATACCGCAAATGATTCCTTTCGCGATTCCAAAAAGGATTCCAAAAAAGAATCCCGAAAGGAATTAAGAAGGGAAATCAGCAAATTATTCAGAAGGGAAATCAGCCGGTTATACAGCAACTAACAACATGCCTCCAAGCTTGAAAAATAAATACACATTATATAATGGATAATGGACGGGACATGTTCAAAATGTTCATATTTACTTGCGGAAGGAGTCACCGTTCTTCAGTGCTGGAGACGCGACTTGCCCGTAGAGGACATTTCAAAATGTATAAACGAAAATTATTGTGAGCTATTTACCGTGTGTATTCATTGTACTGAGGTTATACACGCCGAACACATGAATAACGAAAACGTTGTGACGATTATATGTAATGGACGGGAATACTTGGTGGATAGGCTGATTAGTATCAAGAAGAACCGTCTAGATGTTACACCCGAACCGTCCCGACGGTGTACAAACATCAGCTGTAAAAGCAATCCTAGCGAAAACACCCAGAAATCCTCAAAATAAAAAACCTATAACTATACTAACAGATCTTCCGCATGCCAAATAACTTGGATAAAATCGTGGAAGATATCTGTAATTTCAAAAAACTGTCGAGCGAACAAATATCATTTTTACATCAACAAAATAAAGATGATATTATACGGGTATTGATTGTGTTGACACGATCTCAAGAACTGGTGATAGATATAATCAATCGCGGGGAGTCTATATCATCATTACGATCGTTGAGTATATCAACAAGTTCCAAAGATGGTTATGATGAATTACTGATAAAAAAGATAATATCCATAATAATCGATGCATACAATACCAATTAAGGAAAGGTCGGTTCGCGCGTGCTTAGGTTCGGTCTAAAAAACGCCGCAATCGAATTATTGGTAAATGTCGAAACGCGTCGTATGGGGGGAGACTCTATATCATGTAGAGCGTTAATAGGTACCATTTTATCTTGTAACTGGCTATTGTCCGCCGAACCATTCTGTTCTATCAGTGCGGTATATCGGCTATAAACTTCGTCAACAAAAACCCGACCACTGACTTGTCGGTGTGCGGGTTCGATCGCCAGCATTTTATAAATGTCTATTGCCAAGATATAAAAATCGCGGCTGGCCTCCAAGTCAGCTTCGGATGTACGCTGGATGCCGAGGAAAAGTTCCGTCGAATTAATTAATCCGGTGACGATGGCGAGCATCGCATTTATCAAATTGACATAGGTTTGTTGTAAATACGGCGTAAGACCCTCGGAAGTAAAAATGGTTATGCTCGCAATGAATATGGTGGGCAGTCGAAACCATACTAAATAGGATTTGAATTTCAAATAACGGTCTTTATGGTACGTGCTCATCTGCGACGAATTTGATCGGATGGCTTCCAAAAGAATTTCAAGATCGTGCGACCAGTCTTCTGTTCTCAAAGCAACATTCATTAGTGTATATGGAGATTTTTATCAGAGTTATTTCCAGTATATTGTTGTATTATACATACGAAAGGGGGCGTGTTTCGTTTCGACGCAAATCTTCACCGATATAATATATGTAGTATGTGTAAAATTTATGTATCAAATAAACCAGATATTGAAGTGGCGGTACCTGTAACATTAACTGCGGTGAATGTATCTGAAGTGATTCATGTGGGGTTTTTGCCACGGGAGATGGAGGTAGTAGACATTGAATCGACGTATTATTATCAGCCAGACTTTTATCGCGATTGTTGCCCAGTATATAAGGTGGTTCTGGTTATGTTTGTACTTTTGGCTGTAGGAATTTATTATACCATTTTAAAAAAATAGACGAATTTACACCGCGGTCGATATACAAAAACAGAAAAAAATTACATAAAACAAAAAGGGCATATTATTGTATCGAAAATAATATGTTTCATAACAAGCGTCGTATCATTTTAGCCAAAATTGAGATTCCCGTCGAGTTTTTTCCGGACGGTTCACATGTAAACCACAACGACCGCGCCTGTGTCAATTTTTACCGATGCCCTCTTCTTCCGCCTCAACAAAATTACGATGATGTAGATTTTGGCGAAATTATTGAAAACCTACTTTCTTCTCCGGAAGGTGTCTTTCAAGATCTTGCGGACGACGAAAATCCGATTTTTATTATGAAAGAGCCGGATATTCATCTTGATGTTGAGGAAACCGACGTATACGAAGATGTTGTCGGGGAAACCAACGTACACGATGATCGTGTCGGGGAAACCGAACAAGAGTTGGAGGATGATAAACAAGATGAATATTACATTCTCACATCCGAGCTACCCACGCAACCACGCCCCCCAAGTAAAAACACTTCATTCAAGCGAAATCCTTCTAGAGGAAAAAGGGGTATAACATACAAAAGGTATGGATAGGGCCGGGTTAGTTCAGCCACATAGGTTTCTGATCCTGAATGTCTACTGTAACCGGTGGCGGGATAATAACCGGAAGTAATTCATGAATATTCAGAGTCGAGTGTTGTTGAAGTTGGGGTTTAACCACCGGTCGCTGAACTTCCATATCCGAAGACCCAATGCCGAACAGCATTGATTCAATGTCGCACGAGTTGTTGGACAATTCGGAACGAGGGATGCGCGCACCGATGAGGCCCGTGCCTGGCATATAGGTGCGCGGCGCGATACCATAAGACGAGTGTATATATTCCTGATAATGTCCGGGAAAGACGCTGATTTGTTTATCCATTTTATAATTTCCGGGGGTGTTACGGTCACGCGTAGACGTCATATCTGAATACAATATAGTTTATTTTATTTTGATACAATAAGTTTTTTCGACAATTTAATCCACGATTCGCAAACGGCCAACATATCCGGCGAATGGAAATACGCTGCCAATGCGGTCGAAAAATCCGCAAAGTAATCGTAGGACAGTAAAACGGCTAAACCGATATCAATCCGTTCAGATAACATGAGTCCTGCCGCGGCCACATACAGTTGTCGAAACACCGGAATATCGCGAGTTTTTTCCAGTATATCGCGCATACCTTCGTCTACTGCGTCAGAATCAAACATTAACTCGTCGCGCGTTTCGCGGTCAAACGTTTCAAAATTCGTATATTTATTGCGGACCTGTTTGCCGATCTTTTCCATGTCCATTTTGAAGAACTGGCGTAATGTTTCGCGGTATTCCGCATTCGTGTTATACATGGGTCTAATAGAATAGCAAACCAATATTTATGTTGGTTTGTTACGAATAAATTATTCGTCTTACCGCCAGTTTACTTGCGAGAACGGCGAGACTTGCGGGATTTGCGCGACTTGCGGGATTTGCGCGCCCGGCGCTTGGTGCTGCGGTTCTTACGGGCACGTTTGCCACCGTAAGCGGCCGGCTCTAAAGGATACGTCTGGCGCGCCGTCAATTGGTTCAGGCCCGGGCCGCCCATTAGTGGGTCCTTAGTAGAGTTAACGGTCATTTTTATATATTATTCTAATATTAAAAATTTAAGTTTACTAAATAGCCCATTTTTTAATTCATTTCGCGCGTAGGAACCCCGCCCCGCGTCCAGCCACTCAACGCACTTTCTTCCACGGAAAAAACCGGGTTTGTCACGCGTTCTCTGACATCGTCCATCATCGGGTAATCGATGTAAGGTTTATCTGTAACCGGGGCCAAACTTTTGCGGTCGCTGACCATTTGTCCCTGCATAAGTTGCGATTCCAAGACCGGATCCACCGACCCTTTTCCTAAATAAGGGATGGTGGCAAAGGGGCGTTGAACAAGTTGGAGGGGTTCGAATGTGCGAACCTGGTTAGCCTTGATTAACAACAACGAATCGTAATCGACGACTCCTGCGGGAATGCCGACCCCGTCCCCGCCGCGCCGAAAGTTGATCTTGGGTTGTTGGGTGGCGAACATGACATGATTGTCGGCGGACGTAGTGCTGGGCGGTTGTAACATATAATTCGCATATCGGGAATTGGCTAAATTGCGTTGAGTATTGTCCACGTTTTCCGACCCTATACGTCCAAGGTTATTGAACAAAAAATCGCTAATAGATGTCATAATAATTATTATATTGTAATATTGTTATATATTGTATGATAAGAATATTATACGAAAAGCGAAAAGTGTGAACCCATCGCAATCAGTAATTGTTGTAGCGCGGCAAGTTACGCGCCAACGCAAAGGGGTTACCGTCACGCGCGGAAACCATGGACCCGTAACAAAATTCCGCAAACCCTTTTTGGTCGTTGGGTATTGTCGTGGCCGGATTCGAATTAAATTGTCGCATGGATTGTTCAAAAACGTATTGTTCTCCTAAATCCTTGAATAATTTGTCGGAAATATCTGGTTGTCCGGGATTAAGATCGCTTACTAATTTCTTGGCCTGTACCAATATCTTATCATTCACCGTGTTATTAAAAGCGGGCGGGGCGGGTTTTTTATCGGGATTGTATTCATAATCCGAGATTAAGACGTTACTAAACGGGTTCTCCGAAGTGGGTTCTTCAAACACCTCGGGACTGCGCGAATAGTTAAACTGTTTCAACACATCATCCGCTTGGCTCGCAAAGCCCTCGGCGTCTTTATTTTCCGATTTTTTCCGTTTAGTTTCCTGAAAATTGTAGAGAATGTAAATCGCCGCGATTGTAATGACCGACACGACCAAAATACGTATGCTGCGTGTAAAAACGAACCCTAATAATCCCAAAACCAGGACGGCGCGGGTAATGGCGTTTAATTTTTGTTCGTAGGTCATGGTTTCCACCGGAAAAAATTCCAATACATATTCGTGTTGAAGGATGACATTGGGGTTTTCTGCCCAGAATGGCACCGTTTTTTCGCGGGTCGAATCGTCAATTTCGGGGGCGACTTTGGTTTTTACATCTAATTCATAATTCAATTGTTTATCATTTTGTGAATTCATATTTACCCTTAATATAACAAATTTATATAATAATGCTAGAATATATCCGTGGATGGTGTGCGTCCAACTAGTTACCCTTCTTGAAAAGACTCGCATTTATCCTCTGCGGGTACAATTTTAAGAACACATTTGGTTTTCTTTCCGTAGAGCGGTTCAATACACCCCTTTTCGTTCATCTTAAATTCCTTTTTCATCGTTTTGTTTAGTGCGCGTGTTTTGTAACGTATGGCGTTCAAATCTTTCACACATCTTGCCCGGAAATGTTCATATCTCTCTCTCACCGTTTCGTAAGTTAGCCCCGATTGTTTTCCCAACATCGTGTTGATTAATTCATGTAGGCGGTAGATATATTTGGAGAACGTAAGTCGCGATTCCATGTCCGACATTTTCAGAGGCATTTTCTGGAAATTTTTGCGCAAATTTTTGCGGCATTTACCGCACGGCAACACCCATTTTAGGCTATGAATAAAGTTTAAATAATGAATCTTGTCCTGTTTACTCGGATGAACCGGGTAATTGAAACTCATAGTATGGAGGCTGTGCCACATGCTGGGTCCCCAGACACTAGTTAGCATGCCATCATTACTATTATAATCGTCGTCCGTATAAACCGTCCAATGAGACGGTAAAACGGATTTACGGGTAATTTTACGGGTCCCGTTATTTACCATGAAGAATGGACAACCAATATATACAATACCCTGGTATATTTTTCGCTAATTCGAATAAACGCTAATTCGGATAAACCGATGACAAAAATATATTTCGCCAATATATAGTGACACATGTCCAAATTCGTCAACGCGGTATATAATTTTATACGTCCAGCCATTAAATACGCCTGGCTGTTGATGGTGATAATCATATTCATTTTAGTGGGTGTGTATAGCTACAATACGTTTATTAAAAGCAAGGTTCGCGCTTCCCCGGGGGCGAATATTGCCAATGTGGACCGTCGTTCCCAAAATCTCGACATTTATTTTTTCCACGTGGATTGGTGCCCCCACTGTATCAAGGCTGCCCCGGAGTGGAATAAATTCACAGATAAAATGAACGGTACGGTGGTGAACGGTCATACCATCTTTTGTCACGACATTGACTGTACCGACACGACCGATACGGACATTACGGAAAAGTTGAAGACTTATAACATCGAGGGGTATCCCACAGTAAAGGTCACTTTTGACAACGGTAACATCATCGATTTCGACTCGAAGATAACCGCAAATGGTTTAGCAACATTTGTCACGACCGTGACTTCTTCTACGTAATACTCGGTTTTCTTTATCAATATAATATATCTCTTGTATTGATTTTAGATGGTTAAAACCGCCAAAATATCGCAAATTATTGGCGAAGGTAAATACGGTTGTGTACACAAACCTAGTTTAAAATGTAAAAAAACGCGAAAAACGATAAATTATAAAAATAAAATATCGAAAATTATGAAAAAATCCGAAGCCGAGATCGAAATGAAGGAATACAATATCATGGAGCAAATCGACCGCGCACATGAATATTATTTAGGTGCCCCTCTCCAGTGTTCTCCCGAAAAGACCGAGGCCGCTAAAAAATCGGTAAAGCGGTGTGATTATTTTTCACCAAAAAATTTGGACGACTACCGATTATTAGTGATGGATTACGGTGGGCTTCAACTGAAACAATTTGCGGACAAGATTTACCACCAATCGTCGGAGAACGCGCCCAAAAAATATCAAAAAATCATGCGGGATTTCTGGAAGGAATCGCGTCGTTTGTTCGAGGGGGTGTTGCTTTTGAAAAGAAAGAACGTAATACACAATGATTTGAAGCCGCAAAATATTGTTTACGACATGAAAAAACGCCGACTAAATTTCATCGATTTCGGTCTGATGATGATGGCAGATGTTATAAAAAAAATGGGTAAATCATCGACCTATTACAATACCGGTTTACATTGGTCCTATCCTCCGGAAATTATTTTCATAAACAAGGACGAGTTTGACAAGGTCGCCGCGGGGGAAAAGGGGGACGTACAATTTGCGCGGAGAGAAAGGCAATTTAAAGATTTTGTGAGGGACGTCGAAGACGACGCCAATGGCCACATCAACTATTTCATGGAGGTCACCGAAAAGTCGTTTGGTGGACAACCCGAAAAGGACCACAATTTATTAGAGATGATTAAACGCCACATGGATGAATTTCACACATTTTTATTCAGAGACATTGACGAATATTCCTACGAAGATTTTATAAACAGTCTATTAAATACCATAGATACTTACGGTTTGGGAATTTCTCTGATATATGTGTTACATCGCACGGCGTATTTAATACCGACCGACGTGGCCAGAGAGTTGAACGCCCTTTTCTTGGACATGTTACATTTCAACGTGTTTAAACGAATACAACCGGAAGAGGCGGGACGGCGGTTTGAGAATATTATTCAGGAATGGTAATGTTCATCGAGGGAATTCTTCGAATTTTGGCCGCCGTTGGCCATATCGGCACCCACTTGAATAAGCCGTATCCGTTCGTCCATGGACATGGCGGTATCCAGTATTGACTGAAGGGTAATAGCACCATCAATGATGGTGAATTCGTGAGGGACGGTGACGGTTGTCCCCCCTTGATATTGATTTAACACGATGTCAAACAAATGGTTAAACGCAATTAAAATATAGTCGAAAAAGGTGGTGTCCCGCCCAATGGGGATGTCCGACGTATTTTGGAGTTTATTTACCGCCAAGATTTCGTCGGGATTTGCCCCCGTATCTTGGATACATTGGGTGAGCGGGTAATTGATGAAAAACCCCCCGTCAACATAGCATTTATGGTTATCCGGTTCTCCCGAATGTAATTCAATATGCGGTTCGAAAACGATGGGCAGGGCCGACGAACAGTAAATACTCTGAACGACGGACCAATCGGGGTGAGTTTTGTAGGAAATGTCCACTGGTTTCATGGAATTTAGTTCGGTTGAGAATATGTGGATTTCTTTCCCCGTTTTTTCATAAAATTCTTTCAGGGTGATGTTGAGGGGCATTTCCATTCCGGCAAAGAGCGGAGCCATGATTTCTTCAAAGATTTTGATATTAAAAATGCCTTTATTATCAAAAACGTTGAGTATAGAATACACATCAAATTTGAAAATGTTTTGCCAGGGGCGTTTAATAAGGTAGGTGTCCAAAATCTCCCATTCGTAATTAAGCGCCAATATGACGGCGAGAACCGCCCCAATCGAGGTTCCGTACATGGTTTGGATGTTGTCCAGTTTCCACAGGCCATTGCGGTGGGTTTCGCGCAGGATTCCGTAAAACGTGAATCCGGCCACTCCACCGCCGGATAACACCAGGTGAGTAACGACTGGTTTGTTTTTTCCGTTTTCGTCATTAAGGATGCCGAGTACGGCGGTGTCGCCGGGTTCCGTCATTTCGATAAAATACCCCACAAAAAATCTTTATGTTTTCTATATCGTTAAAATTAAACTTACCGGGTTCTCCGCGAAAGATGTCGATTTTCATGATGCCCGACGAAGAAGAAAACAACACGAAAATCAACATTGACGATTTATACGAAAAAAAGCAGCGCCGGGATTTGAAGCAAATGTCCATTTTTAACAAAATCTTGGGAAGGATTCACAAGCGTATTCAGTACACTGCCCGGCAAAAAAAATATACCGAAAATTTTATTTGGTTTGCGGTACCCGAGTATATTGTGGGAGAACCGATTTACGACAAGGGCGAGTGTATAGGTTATTTAGTGTCTCAATTGGAGCGAAACGGGTTCCACATCAAATATATACATCCCAACACGTTGTTTATTTCGTGGCATAACTGGGTGCCATCGTATGTCCGTAATGAAATCAAGAAAAAAACGGGAATTGTATTGAACGAAAAGGGGGTGGTTATTGACCACAAACATGTCGAGGACAACCCCAATTCGGGGATGATTTCGGACAATCCTCTAGACAATGCGCTCTTCAACCATCAGCAGGCGTCACAGCCCCCGACAAAGGAACAAAAGAATTACATTCCGGTCAAGAACTACAAACCAATGGGTAATTTGGTGTATAGTATGGATCTTTTCGAAAAATTGGACAAGAAAATCCACAATTGAGAGGGGGTGTTTTACTTGAATACGCCGGAAATGATGTCGCCGATTTCGTACGCAAGATTCGCTTTTTCATCGATTGATAAGCGTTTTTTTCGGGTAGCTGGCAAAGGTTTAAACACCAGTTTACGTTCTTTTAGTTTCAAAAATTCTTTTTTCATATCCACACTCGTTAATTCCAGGGGGGCTGGCTCCGGTCCCAAAATTGTTAACCGGTTCTTGCGTTGTTTTTTACGCGCCTCGATATATTTTCGTGTGACATTGGCGTTGGGGCGACGGGTTCTTTTCAGGGTTTTATCTATGCCTTCCAATATGTCAACTTCGTGATTCGCGGGATCAAACGTCGCTAAAACGGACTCCAAATACGTGTTGTAAATTTCGTTCTTGTAATCTTCACTAAATATGGATTTCAACACGGGTCCGTATATTTCTTTGGCGCGTGTATTGATTAGGCGATTTACTTCACTACATATTTTACCGTCCAATATTCTGAGCAAATGGGTTTTAATTTGCTTTTCTACTCCTTGTTCATCGGACATGGCAACTTTACATTATCCCGATATTTTTGTATGTGATTATTCCATATTACCAGCGACGGCGAGCCGTGCGATTTTTTCTTACACGCATTCGTCTTGTTTTCTTGGAAGCCCGTTTTCCGCCGCCAACTGTGGCAGCGGGTGCCGTGGACGCAACAGTAGGGCTCGAACTGGCGGGGCTCGAATCGGGTTGGGTTGAATTCATTATGGCGACTTTAAGAGCTGTTCCCACGCCGGATACGGCGGGCCTTAAATTCTTGGCAATGTCCTTTTTAAATTGTTGTACCATCTCGTCTTTAAGTTCACTCGCCTCTTTGCTTAAACTGGCGACGATTTTTTGTACTATTTCATTGGACCGGCGTTCAACAATCTCGGGAATTTTGTCACATATTTCTTTATCTGCCGTCCCCAACACTTTGGTTAATAATTTATTAAGAACTTTTTGGACGGATCCAGTTTCTTCTGCCATTTTTGTACGGTCGGCCCTATACAAAAACCATATATAAAAATTGATATAGAGAGAAAGTTTAGTGTAGGATAGTTAATTATCATACACGTAATTCATGGATCCTGCCAAAATTATAATTAAGATACGTGTTCCGAAGCGAGCACTCGTCGCAAAAACATTGGAAGTCAAGGTCTGTGAAGATGTAGCTATGAAATGTGTCGAGCGTAAGAAGCCCAACAACAAAACCCAAAAAAAGCACAAGATTCTTTCTAAAAGGGAAAAGGACAAATTGTGGGAGGCATTTGATAACGATGACCGCAGTCCACAAATAACTCCGGAGGATTTGTCCAAAATGCACAGTTCACACGAATTTGATGTATGTCACGAGTGTAGGAGTTGTTTAATCGTCGGCGAGGACGGATTTCCGACTTGTGCGAATGCGCAATGTGCCCGGATCAACACCAAAACGTTGGACTATTCGCCCGAGTGGCGCTTTTACGGCGGCGACGACAAAAACCAGAGTGATCCCACGCGGTGTGGGAACCCCATCAATCCACTGTTGGTCGAATCCTCGTTTGGTTGTAAGGTATTGGTCTCGAATTGTTCCACGTACGAAATGCGCAAGATCCGAAAATGGACCGAATGGCAGTCGATGCCTCACCGGGAAAAGTCGCTCTACGACGAGTTCCAGTTTATTACGATTATGGCACAAAACGCGGGAATACCCAAAATTTTCATTGACGATGCGGTGGCTATTCACAAGGATATTTCGGAGCAGAAAATGTTTCGCGGTATGAATCGCGACGGCATCAAGTCGGCGTCGATATACATATCATGTCGGCTGAACGGTTGCCCGCGTACTGCGCACGAAATCGCGGAAATTTTCCGCTTGGACAAGGCGAGTGCGACGGCGGGATGTTCGACCGCGGTAAAAATCCTCCACAACATTGAGCGCAATTACGATCCTTCGCAACAGACGGAGCTGGGATTGACCAAACCGATTGCGTTTATTGAGAGGTTCTGTAGTCGTCTCAATATTAACGGTGAATTGATCCTGTTGTCTAAATTCATTGCGCAAAAGGTGGAAGATCAGTGTATTATTAACAATAATACACCTCATGCGGTGGCGGCGGGCATCGTGTTTTTCATATCCCACAATTGCCAACTGAATATTACTAAAATGGATATTAAAGCCATTTGTGGGGTGAGTGAGGTGACTATCAACAAATGCTTCAAAAAATTGGAAATTATGAAGGACCGTTTGATACCGCGTTGTGTCTTGGACAAATATGTGTAAATCTTCCAAAGTATAACTCAAAGCTAAAGTAATAGTGGGTGTTTTTTTATATTTATACTGTATAATGAGTACGATTCTTGTAAAATATGATGGAACAAATTTTGTAGTACAAGAAGGTAGTCAAACAATATCTACACTTTTTAACTATTCAGATTTAAATATACGCGAAGCCAATGTGAATACAATAAGAGATTTTAATCAATTGTTTAGAAGAAGAGACATTGAAAAGGACGCGAAAGAATCACCTAGTGTGAAAGGTATGTCTAGATTGATGGACGAAATGTTTCATGGGATAACATTGAATAATAAAGCGGTTGGTCTTCCAAATTTAGAAAAACTGAAAAAGGTAATCAAGGATTCTGTCACATTCATACCGCACACTTGGTTAAAGACAGAAACATTAAATCCCAGATTACCAATACAAAGGGTATTTTATGAAACGGGTATTACTCCATCGGATTATGTCATGAAAGGCGGTGAAATCATTGGCAATTTTGCCAGTGAAGTTGGCGATCCATTCGTTCGGTCATCGCCCAATCTCTTTTGGCCCGAACCCAATAAAACGATCATATTCGACCATTCCATTTTAGAAGAGATGGGTGTCCCTGAACCCAAAAAACCGGAAAAAGATTACAATAGATACGAAGCAACGATGTATTCCGACAAGCCTTACCCATTATTTGATTTTAACATAACGGCATTGGGTCATTCCTTTGGAGGGAATAAAATATCCCGCGAACGTAATAAACCCGGAAAGCCTAATCATAGTGGGTATGATTATTTACAAGGTAATGACAAAAAAAATACATTGATCAATTCTGCTGGTAAAAATGAAGTACTGAATGCCGAAAAAATCAAACATTTTTGGGGAAAGGAATATGGCGATATGATGCAAGTGATGTTTATGCTTGCTTGGAAAATATATACTGGTGCGAAAGACAATACATTTACCATGGTAACCCACGACGATGTTGTATTTGTAACATCGATACTATTGAAATTACCTTGTATATATACGTATCATAAAAATGAAAAGGGGATCAAGGCCAAAGACAAAGTACACCAAATACAACAATATCAGGGTGATAATGTAGACCCGGTGGAACGAAAAAAACAGATCATTTCTATGGTAGAAGATGGAATAATGGAAAACAACAATAAAATCATTCAAACATTAGAAATGGCATTACAACTGGGTTCGACCACCGTGTTATTGGGTTTAAATCCATTTGATGTTGATTTTTCACGAAAACCAAAAGTAAAGGAATGGTTCGAATTGCGTATTGCGCAAATTAAGCGTATTAATGAAAGATTAACTACTAGCGGCAGAGAAATTGGTGGTAATGATACGGATATACAGGAAAATAATCGTGCGCGTTATTTGGTAAATGAATTTATAATTTTTGATAAAAAAAAGGGCGCATTTAAAATTTTTCCTAGTGTAAAGTCGTATACACATATTGGTGCGGATGACAATAAAATACATTTTTCCAGTACGTTTCAGGTGGCTTTTTCGGCCAGAGGTGGTGTTCCGTCCAAAGGATTGGGTCGCATGATGCGAAGCGCAAAAGCTGCCAGCAACATCGGTAAATTTGGCAATAATGCGCAAAAAACGACCACAATGACAAAATATATATCACAAAAACAAAAAATGACCGATATGAAGGTAGTTCCAATGACGATTGAAGTCACTCCATCAACAAAGGAATCCACCAAAGGTATTGAATTTTCATTTGAAAAAAAAATCAATTTCGTGAAAAATATAATTTCGAATTTTTGTGAGACGAAGGGGGGAGACGAATTAAAACAAAAATATAAAAGTATTTTGATTGGTGGTTCCTCAGAAACATTTGATGTTTCTGAAATACGTAAAGATTTATCTGATACCTTGTATCATAGATTGGCTTATTATTCGTATATTTTTTCATGGGTACCTTATGATAATTTTTTGACAAGCTGGTTAGAAATTATTTACGCGATGCCATATACAGACGACGATTCTGGTTCAGAGGTTTTTAACCAAATTAAAGAACTATTTTTAGAGGAAAAGGCCGAAGAAGAAGCATATGAAAATTCTTTGGCGCAATTTGAACCTCAACCAATTACAGAGAAACGCAAAAGGGAAAGAAGTTCCGGAACTAGAAAAAAAACAAGGGTATCATCAAAAGCTAGATCGAGAACCCGATCAAAATCTAGGTCGGGAACCCGATCAACGTCAAAAACAATCTTGAAATCCTCCTCTACATAATGTTTTTTGATTTTTATCTGTACATATTTAGATGCTTATATTTCCATACGCGTTTATTAAATTGGTAGATTTATGTGAATTAAAATATTTAATAATGTATAATATTAAATATGTCTGATACAGAAATAAATGCTATTGAGTTTGTAGAAATACCCGCGGAGGAAGTGCCTGTTGAGGAGGCGCCGGTCGCGGAGGAAGTACCTGTTGAGGAGGCACCTGTTGAGGAGGCGCCGGTCGCGGAGGAAGTACCTGTTGAGGAAGCACCTGTTGAGGTTGAGCCCGTTGAGGAAGCACCTGTTGAGGAAGCACCTGTTGAGGAAGCACCTGTTGAGGAAGCACCTGTTGAGGAAGCACCTGTTGAGGAAG